AGCATCATGTCGGCTATTGTATTATTACGGTTGAACTCGGCAACTGGATCAACGTCATCGAAATCTTTTCGCTTTTCCTCACGCTGCTGTGCGCGCAGCTGGCGCTCGGCGGCGGCACGTTCAGCTGCGATGGCTTCATTCTTCCGCCTAAAAATCAAGTTTGCCCAGATTTTACTTTCGGTTGGGATAAGCAAACCCTCACCGCGATTGCGCAGGCCGTGATAAAACTCTGGCTGTCCGAAGTTATCACGTCGAGCCGGCGGCACGTTAGGAAGGTAGATTGGCTGACCAGTGCGTGAGAGGGCTGCATCGCAAGTGATGCCTTCCTGCTGCATAAGGTCAAACAGTGCCAGCTGGGCGTCAACGTAGTCCTCACCGCTGACCGGCTCTGACAGCGGGATGAGCGCACGCCACTTGCGGTTGTCTTCTGTTGCCCCGGATGACGAATAGATCAGTGAGGATGCGTTGCCGGTGACACGCTCAACGGCTGACTTGACCTCGGTGAGCGATGGGTCGCCCTCGTCAACGTCGATGGCCAGCATCCAATACTCGCCATGCTCGCGCTGGGTGGCGTGGCTTCTGCCATCGTGTTCGCGGTAAGTTGACGGAATGAAAAATAATGCGTCGGCCTTTTCAGTCGCCTGCGGCTCGCTGACGAGTTTAGCTATTTTGCTGATTGTGATGCCTTCGTACTCTGACCCGGTTTGATTAATGCGAGTGTCGCGCGCACCTGCTGCAAGTAGCAGCTCTTTCTTGCCAACGTCGCTTGTCTTTGTTAGTCTGTGCATGTTCGGACCTTTCTCCATCCAATCGTGGGTTCGCTTTCACTTTAACCCCCGGCAGCGTCCCAACTGCCGGGGGTTTTCTTTTGCTTAAAACGGAATTTCGTCCCCGTCGAGCGCGTCGGCCATGTCTTGCGCTGGTGACTGAGCTGGTGCGGCGGCTGGGCCAAAGTCATCCAGCGAAGCATCAACGCCGCCTGACATTGTTGTTGGCACTTCGTCAAAGTCATCGAGGCCGCCGCCGCCGTACACTGCGTGCGTGACCTGCACGGTGTCAATCAGCAGCGAAATGCCACCGTTGCCGTCTGGATCGGTCACGGGATACGCTGTCACCTTGATGCTGCCCTTCGAGCCACCCCAGAAAGCTGTGTCTGCCAGCGGCTGCTTCATGCCGTCGATGACGCGAGGCTTTTCGTTCTGCTGACCTTGGCTGTTTGTTCCGTTGCGCTTGGCGCGGAATTCATAGTTTCCGCTGTCAAGTTTCTTCATGCCAAATATTTTGTTGAATGGCGCTTTCGTCTGGCACGTCTCATAATGCGCCTTCAGCTCGGCGTGCAGCGTTTTAGCGTCATCGGCCTGCATCTCCCAAGCTATAGAGTAAGCCGCGTTTGACGCTGTTGGCGCGCACTCTTCGCTCTTCTTTTCTGAAGTATTGTAGCGATAACAAGCGTTGAGCCGTGGATATTTAAATTCCACATTGCGGATCATTACGGGTTTAAAGTCTGTTTTAGCCATCTGTTTTTCTCCAAGCTATTAAAGTTCGACTGCATCTAAACGCAGCCATCGTGGCAGATCAATCACATTAGTTTGATCTGACCAACCAGTGTCCCACTTCTGGGCCTCGTTGGCTTTAGCAATCTTGCGCAGGGTCATGTGCATTTCGCCCTTGGCCCAGTCAAGATATTCCTCATGTATTATATTTGTCGAGACTGCAAACGCGCCTGATTTCTCGACGTGAACAAATACAAACTGTGACGCCTCATAGCCAGCCTGCTCAATGCAGTGCATGTAAAAGGCTTGCTGTATCGCGTAGTTGTACGAAATCATGTCCTTCGCCACGCCTCTGGGTGAAGCATCCTGACACGTCTTGAGATCGTATAGGACACCTTTGGCATCCCAGTAGCTATCTGGGCGGCACTTGATTTTCAGCCCAGTCTCAGGGTCAGTGGCAAAAAAGCTGGCCTCGTTAACTGTTGTTGGGCCAGCCATGCGCTGCCCCACTGGGTGAAACAGCACGCTATCGGCAATATTCCGCGCAAGGTCATAGTCAGCGGCGGTCAGCAAAGTCTGATCGTTTGCTTGCGCTTCTTCATACGCTTCCGTCCAAGCCTTGCCCCGGCGGGTTTCTGGCCCACGGATGATGCCCTTGCCATCCTCTAGCACCATTGCGTGTACGGCGGTTCCCATGTCGAATACTGGGCTTGAGCTGTATGTCTTCGCCTTCCAATGTGCCAGCGATTTGCTGTGGACCAGCTTAACGTCAGAAGACGATATGTGATCCTTTTTGGCGTGATATTCCGTGTTGGTTAGTCTGTCGGCTGGGATCATCATTTTTTGTCCTCCACTTTAATTACGTCTTTAAACTCGCTGATTGGGATATGAGTGACTGGCTCAATGTCTTGCCAATCGTTGCGATCTTTTCTGCCGCCCACTCTGACGCTCCAATCCTCATTGCTCATTTGCACCCAGCCCATGCTATCAGCCCACTGCACCAGTAAAATGCAGTTAATGCCGATGTTGCGATAACCAGCGGCAGCAACCAGTTTTGACATAGAGATCATGTAAGTCGGATATGCGTGCTTGTTATTTTTACGGCACTTAACTTCAACCAATGCGGTGATGACGCCGTTGCGTGTGAGGGCGAAGTCCATTTTATATTGCAGGGGCAGCTTAATGAAATCAACTTCACCGCCGAAGCTGTCAATAAACTTTTTAACAGCAACAGTCTCGGCGCTGCGGTCGCCTGAGCTTTCATAGGTCGGCCTAGTCATTGCATTGCCTCCCTAGCAATAAAGCAGAAGGTCTCAAAATCAACCTCTGCCGTGTAATCGTGATCGCATTCAGTCAACGCAGCCAGCGGGATCACACATCGCATTGGCTTACGGTCGTATTTATATATCAAGCACGGCATCTTTTGCTCACGCTCGGCGGCGACTTTGACTTGTTCCCACCATGCAGGCGCACCGCCGATTGGGCCGTCCTTGTAGCGTTTCAGCTCCAAGGTGAACGGAAATGCCGGATCATCTGGGATTAGGTCGGCGTGAGCGCCAGCGCGATACTGCTCAAGGTCACGCTTGAAGCCGATGCCAAGCTCATCGCGTAGCATTATGGCGACTTCACGCTCAAATGATGCACCCTTGTTGCGCCCGTTGACCATTAGTCAGCTCGCGGCTGTTCGGCGTATATGCCGACATTGGCCGCTGCGGTTAATGCTGCCGACCTAATAAACGTAGCCAGCGCCATGCCAGCACGTTCCGCAGCCAACGTCAGCGCCTCATGCTGCGCCTCGGTTAAAACCACTCGACTCTCTTTCTTCATGTCACCCTCCAAGGTTAATTTGATAGGACGTTACATCCTAAAAAAAGTTAGTGCAAGTGCAAATTAGGTATTTACATAGGATGATTTACGGATTAGTGTAATTGTATAGCCGAGGCAATCCCGCCAACGCACGCCAATATGGAGGTTCCCATGGCACATTCTCTTTCTTTCCTGCTTTCATCCGAGGCCGCTCAAGGTCGCATGGTCGAGCGCAAGCCAGCGTTTGTTGTTCATGTTGAGACCTCCAGCGACATGAATGCTGCTGATCGTTTCGTTGAGCTTGACGCTGAGGACATTGTCCAAGCGGAAAATATAGCGTTTGGATGGCTCAAGCGCGATAATATTTCCGCAGCAATGCGCCGCGTTCTTCACGACGGCTCACTGACCGATGTAATTGGTCCAATTTTTGACCAGACTTTCATCAGGCGACCCCTTAACGCGGATGTAGACTGGGATCAGTCTTTCGATACTCACAACTAAAAACGGGGAGCTTCGGCTCCCCACTCAAACTGGGAGAACCAAAATGGAAAATACGATCTACAATTTCGACGCTGACATTTTTAGCATTACGGTGCGCACACCGCCTCGCCGCATCACAACACAGCAAATCTTGAAAAAAATCCGCTGCAAACACCTTAGCCTTGAAAAGGTTTTGACTGACGCGGGTAACTATTTCGTCTTCACCTACGACACGCATCCAGACTTGGACGGGAAAGACCGCCCCGAGTGGGCAGAGTGGGCGCAGCAAAGCGTTAACGTACACCAGCTTAATCACTTGTCACTCAAGGATTGGGTGGCAGAGGGTTCCGAAATAGTTAACTTGATGGAGCAATAAAAATGAAACATAAGCTAGAAATTGCCGCCGAAATCATATTCCTGTTGGCTCTGTTCGCCATGCCATTGCTCGTTAGGAGTGCCATGCTATGACTAATATAATTGACTGCCCTGAATGCGATGGCAAAGGCGAGGTTGAGCGCGATGTTTGGGTTCGCCAAAGCTCAACTTGGCATGGCGACTTTGAATCCGTCATGGAGGATTGCGATAACTGTGGTGGCGTTGGCCAGATAGAAGCGCTGGAGGAAGACGAATGAAATACGATCCAGATGCGCTTACTCGCCACGTTCTTGATTGCGCACAGCAAGGCATGTCTCAGATTGAGACCGCAGAATTGCTGCGGGTATCTCCGTCAACAATTGCCCGCATATGTTCGGCTGCGAACATAAAACTTGAAAGGAAAAAACGTGAGTACGGACCAAACTCAGATTATTATAAAAAGGCTAGAGCGCAACAACAGCATAATGCTGACGGAGCAGAAGACGGCGATGAGGCCAAACTTGAAGCAGCGGCTCGAAGAGCAGCAAGCGCTTCTCGATCTGCTAAAGCGCGATATGAAAAAGATGCAGCCGAGCGACTGAGGGCCAAACTTGAGGGTGTGACGGACAAGCATGAGCGCTTTGAGATCACATACGGCCACTGCCTGTGGGAGTTTGAAACTCTCATGTATCGCCAGCGCAAACGTGAAGCCCTACCATCTGGCCCGCGCAGGCCGACCACAATGGCCCCGTCTATGATTAAGGCAGCTGAGGCCAGCAAACAGCACAGCATCGAACAAGGCAAACGCCTGTTCTCTTTGATCCCGTATGACCAGCGTGTGACGGCAGCAGAGGCCGCTGAGCTGCTGGGAGACAGTGTGCCGCGCACGTCAAGCTATCTCAAGAAAATGTGGGAGGCGAACAAGGTTTACCGCGTGCGTGATTTTGTTGAAGTGCCGGGCTATACCAAGCGCCAATGGCGATGGGTGTTTAGCAAGCAACCTATTCAGCCGCTGAATAACTGTTTTGAGGGTGACGAGTGATGGATGACAAAGAAATCGAGCGCATGATAAACGCAGCAGGTCTGATTGCAGCCATCTTTGGCTTTGTCAGCGGTGCTGGCTTAATGATGCTGGTGGGTATTATATTCTAGTAATCGTGTGGGTGGCTGTGAATGCTGGCACATTTGGCAACGCGTGAACCAATAAACGGTTATTGTTGAAGCCACCCACTCAGACTTTGTAATCAAACCCACGCCGCCACACAAGCGATTATTTGAAGCTGTTGAATGTTTTTTGCATCGACTGCTTTTCATCCATAAATTCCTCTGGCGAAATATATGTTGTCACAGAGGTCAGCTCATCGCCCCGGCGGAAAATCACAGCGCCTAAATCAATAGATACAAACGCAAACACGTCTGACACATCTACGTTCTTTTTCGGCGTGTGGAATGCGTATCTATTGCTGGTCTTGTGCGTCTTGCTTGCGGTCTTAACCTGCAAGGTCAACGTCTGTGTATCCGTCTGTATATACGCATCGTGATCTTTTATTTGGCAGAGCGTGCAGATGTAGCCAGCCAGCGATAAGTAGGCGAGAGCTAAATGCTCTCCGGCCCTACCCACCGCCGCGCTGGCTTTTTGATCCTGCTTTGCCATTTAGCTAACTTAGCTAACTTAGATAAACTAAGCCATGAGCCAAGTGTGGATTTTTTTGCTCTGTTTGCTTCGATCATCCAGACCATGATAGCCGCCGTTCACCCGGCGCGTGATGCGCTTGATGGCGTCATCCGTCACGCCCTCGTCTGCAATGGTAAACAATCCATTCTTGTTGAAGAACCACAACGCAGTCTCGAAGGCATATTCGTTAGCCACCAAGTCCGGGTCAGTCATAACCTTCGGCACGCCCATGTCAGACGCAAACGAGCGGTAATTATTACGCCCGGTCAGCTGAAGAAATCCCCGACCAATGTACAGGCTGGCTTGCGCTTCATTCTCGTTCCCCATGCGGCCAGCGTAGACCTTGCCAGCAAGCCCAGTGGGGTTCTTGGCATACGGCTCAGCATCGGCAACGGTTGGGAAGCGCGAGGGCCAGACAGCTTGGATGCGTTCTGGCGTGCTGTAATACAGGCTCTCACGGGTGCGCTTGAAGCCACCACTCTCGTGTGACGCCTGCCCCATAAGGTGAGCGCCACGCGCCGGAGACAAGTTAAAGTGCTTTGCGATTGCTCGCGCTGTATTTGGCCCAAACTCACCATCCGCTGTTGCGCCGATTTTAGCTTGGAGCGTTGCCATTGCCTTGCTCATTTTTTAGCCTTTTTCTTTGCTGTCTTGGCAGCCGCTTTAAATGCACTGGCCGTTGGCGCTCCTTTAGTGCCGGGCTTGCGCATTTTCTCTCCGCTTCCGGCTTTAATGCGCGCACGCTTTTTTGCGATGTTTGAATACAGTCCCATTTCATTAAGTCCTCTTCGATTTAGCGCCGGAGCATTTCCAGCGCTTGCGTGAAAGATTTAGCGGGCTGTTTGGATCAGCCGCAGCCTTCGGGAACTTCTTCTTCTGCGCGGCAGAACGCGCGCAATACGCATCACCCTTGGACGTGCCGGGCTTGACCCGTGGCCCGCCGTCTTTCGCTTTGCCCGCTTGACCGTAGCTGACTTTACGCCCGCTTGATGTAACTTTAACTCGGGCTTTGCCCTTCGCTGGTGTAGCTCTACTCATGTGCTTTCTCCTACCTTGAAGCAATACGGCTTTACGGCAAAGCCCTTGTCAACCAGTTCAAGCGCCAAGTTCATCGCGTCGGCCTGACACTTAGCCTCGTTGTACCATATATTGTTCGTATTTGCGACGACCACACAGGACTGCGCCTCCAATGTTGAGCATATCAGGAGGGCCGCGAGGAACATTACTTTTTCAGCCCCTTCACCGTGCGTATGCCAAAGCTCGCCGCAATCGAAGCATACATCGCCCACTGGAACCACTCTGGCGCAGCGTCCAGATTAGCGAAACCCTGTGCCATGTAAGGTTGTATTCCCGGTATGAAGCTACCAAGCACGATGGCTATGAACGCCACTGTCCACGCCTCATCTTTCCACGAATTGTTGCTGGCCTCGATAGCAGCCTGCTCCCAGCTGATCTCGCCAGTGGCGATTTTCATCTTGGTCTCGGCTTCAGCTTTCTTCACGGCAGTCTTGCCGTCAATGTAGCTTGCCGCAAGGCCGCCGAGTGACCCGATTATCTGACCGATCATTGTCCCACCTCATACTCTACCTTGGAGCTTGAACCAGTGTTGGTTACGCTCGTTTTGGACTCCTTACCCATCCAGATGCCAAAGCAGCCTGTGAGAGCGCCCATACAGACGCTGACAAGCCCTGACTGGGCAACGCTGGGATCATCTAGCGACATAAACCAATGCACAGCCTGATAGGTCAGTACAGTGACCGCCAGCATCATCAAGCGCGGCAGGACTTTCCAATTATCTAATATTGTGTGTGCCATTCTATTTACCTTTCGTAATTTTCAAGCACTGCAAATACTCATTGTTCTTCGTCACCAGAACAGACGCCCTGCGCAGCTCATCCGTGCAGTCTTTTTCAGAGCCATACTGCCCAACCTCGAAGTGAACTACGCTTGCAGAAAGCTGAAACCAGATTAAGACCCACATCACCGCACCTCATCCGCCAGCAAAGCTGCGACCCACAGCAAGCCTCCGCTGCCGACTGCAAACACGGTGCAAGCGATTGCAACAGTAATGAAGTAAAAGATGCGGTCACGCTTTGCGGCTTGCTCCTCAAGAGCTTTCTTCTGCCGCGCTCTAGCTGCGCCCATCTCACGCTGCACTGTCTCCCACATGCCCGGCGGACCATACAGGCGGCAATGGCTGCGAAGGGTATCCATCGCTTCCTTATGTTTTATCTTCGCATTGGCAATTGCGAAGCCTTCTTCCTCGGTGGAAGTCAGGCGACCCAGCGGGCCTTTATGTCTGCCTTGCTCCGCGAGGTGAATGTCAGCCTCGAGCTTGGCCAGCTTGCCAAACTGCGGCAGCACAGAGCCAACGTCCTTGCCAGCCTGAACGGCGGAACTGATCCCGCCTGCGATAGTGCTAACCGCACTTGCGAGAGCAAGAACCTCAATCATCTTACCGCTCCATTAGTCGGTCAATTTTCTCTTCAAGCCGATCAAACTTGTTCATAATTTGAGAAAGAACCTCAGAGCTGTCTGACTTCGTGACATATTCCTTGGCCATCTCCTCACGGGTACGGTTGAGCAAGATGCGGAGACGATCTAGCTCTTCGCGTTGCGTCTTTAACCACCAGCCAATGCCAGCGATTACAACTCCGAATAGTATATTCAAGATCGCGTC